ATCAGCTAGTTATAAAGCATTTGCAGGTAACATGAAAGATGTATACGACGAGTATGAAAAAGCTGTACCTAAAAAACACAGAGGATACTTTAAAGGAGACTTACTATATTTTAATAAGCCAAAGCTAGTTGACGGTGCATATATTTTTAAACCAAATACTGTACAGTATAAAGTACAAGCAGACAGCGACTTAGGTAAACGAGTAGGAAGAAGTAAAACAGGAATAGTTGTTCATAGAGTTGTAGACGATGCTGGTACTGAAGGGCCATTACAAAATGCAGATATTTTTGAAGGTCATGAAGTATTAGTATTACCACCAGTAACTACACAAGACCCTCCACAGATAGACGATGCTGGTATTAAAAATTTAAGTGGCATTATTAATAAAAATGGTGCGGCCATTGATAAGTTATTAGACGAGAACACATTACGTAATATGAAAGTAACTGACTTCCCTAATATATTATACACTTACACAAATAGATGTGTTGACGATAATTGTTTAACCAATTTAGGAAAAGATTTTGTACAATGGTTAGCTGGAAGTAAAGTTAGTAGAATTAAACAAGGCAAAATTATTGAATACATTAGAGCAAATATGCAAGGCGTTAATGCATTATGGCAAACTGTTTCAGGCATTATGAAAGTTAAAGACGATATTGTACAACAGCTAGAACAACAACCTGCTGATGTAAAAGCAACAATAGGAGATAAGCCAGGTGGTGAAGGCTATGTGTTAGCCCATCCAGGTGGTGATATGAAACTAGTTAACCGCAGTAATTTTAGTGCGGCTAACAGAGCAGTGAAAAGAGAAGGAGCAATTATGAGAGCAAAAGAATTTGTTAAGGAAACCGGGGACTTTGATCCAGGTGAAATTGACTTTATGCAAAGAAGAGGTGATGACCCTGCAGACGTTGATGACGGAGGTATTGGTCCTGGATTTAAAAACGATACTATATTTGACCAACTAGGTAAAATATTAGACTCGCAAGGTAATCCAGTTGAACGAGATACCGTAGTAACAGACGATGACGAAAAGTTTAAAGTTACAGTACCACAAGCTAAAACATTAAGAATGATGGCTACTACTGATAAAGTTAAACCTGCTGTACGTGTTCAGTTTACTAAATCTATTCAACGATCAGATGGACTTGCACCATTTTTAGCAGTTAAAGATCCGCGAGATATGATTAATATCTTTGCTGACAAATATATGAATGCGTAGAGTACTATGGAACTAGATTTTTTAGAAGAACTATACGAGTCACGAATGACTCGCAACCATACTGATCAACGTCAGTTAACATATACTGATTGTTGTGAACGTCTATATCTATCTCTATTAATTCTAGATGTATTAAGAAAGTTTCCATCATTTGTACCAGTAGCAAAAGGCTATGCAAAGAAGACAGTAACTGGCCAAAACTATAAACACTTCCGCATACACGCAACAGACTTATATAACTTAATACACTTTGTTACTGGTGACGAAGAAGCACTAGGCAAATTAAAAGACCCTGCTTCAGCATTGAAACTTCGACAGCGTACAAGGTTACCTCTTATGGGACTTAATGGTTACTTACATAACGTGTCAACTCCTAGTGCAGAATTGTTTATTAGAATAGAAGGTGCTTTACATATTAATAACTCAGACTATAAAACAATTAGACGACAGCTTACTAACTTTAATAGTGCCAGTACACTAGATAAAAAAAGAATAGTAACTAAACTATTATTTGCTTCTAGAGCCAAACTACGAAATAGTGATTTAATTCCACACCTAGAAGAATTAGCCGCACAGAAAGATTTAGAAACAGGACAAGTTAAAGATACTGAACCAACAGTTAGTACACCTGATATACTACCAACAACTAATAAAGACTTAATGTATTATAGATATGTTGTTGGACCACGCAATTTAGTTGGTACTAAAAAGTTTTTAGATATGGCAAAACAAGGCAAAAGTGTTCCTTCCCCATTCATCCAAGCCTACTTGCCAGCTGTTAAAATGCTGGATGACATAGTAAAAGCAGGTCCAGGATACATCACGATGCTCAGAGCACTCCAAAAAAGAGCATTAATGAACCGTAAGTAACTCAAAAACCATAAAACGACTAAATATATACAACTGCTTCTCATACTATGAGGAGCTTACTGCTCAAAAGAGAAACTTGAGCAACAACCATTAGAGAAGGAGAAATAAAATGGCTGGAGTAACAAGAGTAAACGGGTTCGGCAATTATTTAACAACTGGCGGACTAAGATCAACAGCACAACTTAAAGCATACGTTATCGACGCAGGCGGGGATTTACGCGGCGAAGATGATGCGGCTGAAGAGGCTGTTGAAGCATTAATCAGAGAAGTATCACCTTTAATGTATGACATCGTAAACGACGCAAATGGAAAAGTCCACGTTATCGTTGACGGTCATCATGGGGATGCTACTGTTCTACAAGCACGTATAAGACACCTTGGAACAGTTGGTGGCAATGACTACGACTTCTCAGGCGCTACAGTTACACTTGGTGCAAATATAGTTGTATCGTAATTGATATAATTGTATACGTAACCATAATAACGTAACAATAGAAAGGGCTCAGTTTATACTGGGCCCTTTTTTTATGGCCGATAAGTATAAGCACCATGGAATCGTTAGAAATTAAAACACTTGTAGATATTACGCAAACTGGCCAAACTAAATTTAAAAGCCACGATAGGCTTTTAATTAATCAGCAGGCTAATTGGAATACTTTTTTACAAGTATTAAGTATGCGAATAAATCCAATTTTTGATGAGCCACCTTTAGTGTCAACACGTAAAATAGAAGCTGAAGAATTTGGTAATGAACATAAGTTAGATAAAGAATATAAAGTTTGGGAGTTTAAGTTTCAAACTGAACGTGATGGTGCATTAACACCGTCTATGCTAAAGGAAGACTTTGACCTAATTCCAGTTATAAACGAATTAGAAGAGTCTATAATAAATAATAGTGATGCGTTTAGAACTAATGGTTCGGCACAAAATATTGTGTTTAAGTTAGCAGATAAAGAAGAACAGGCACAATGATAAATATAAACGTGAATAGATAAGTTGTTAGATTCTTACTACTCACCAGGCACTTAAAAACAGTACATCAGGCGATTATATATTTAGGCCCCTTCCACGATAACAACGGAATGGAGAGAAAAGATGGCGAATAGTGCCATAGTAAAAAGTGACGTAGAAAAAGATAATCTGGAAGCTCATGTGGCTCTTTGCCACCAACGTTATGAGTCTCTAGAACGCAGACTAACTACTATCGAAGACAAAGTAGAACATATCCACACAGATATAATTCACGGCAATAAATCAATGATGAAGGTAATTATAGGTGCCACAGGTACTATAATTGCAGGCTTACTTTCCACGCTCGTTGTATTGCTCATGAACTTTAACTAATCAACCTTACATTAACATAAATACACGTATGCTGTTACGTGAACTCTATAACCATCTAGATGAGAAGCAAATCTGGGGTCGATCCGGACAAAAAGTGGTACGAAAGTTCCGCTGTACCGTTGGTCGTCGCAAAGGCAGAATTGTTAAAAAGATAGCACAATGTTTTGCCTCACCTAATATTAAAGCTAGAATTACAATGAAACGCACTAGAGGAAGAGTTGGTGCTAAAATGATGCGTAAACGAGCGAAAACAATGCGTACAAACCCAGCATCTAAACGAGTACAAGCATTAAACAAAGCTAGTAGTAGATCTTCAACAGCAGGCAAAAGACCAAAGTCGTCACAACCAAAAAGTTTTAGGGCTTTCAAACCCGGCAGAACTATGCCAAAGAAAATTAAAGCATTTAAACCATCAAAGGCTAGAAAGTAATGAAAGTTTCTGAAATAACAGACGGAATCCTTACTGAAGGTATACAGCAAATTTGGGGGAGACAAAAAGGTAAAGTTGTTAGGAAATTTAGATGTACATCTGGGTCACGAAAAGGACGTATTGTTGCTAAACCTGAAACTTGTAATGCGGCTAAAAATATTGGCAGTATGATTACAATGAAGAAAGCTAGACGTTTACGTAATCCTGTACTACAAGTAAAATCTAGTAGACGTAAGAGAACAGGAGTAGCTTCACAACGTATTGCATCATTAAACAAACCATTATCACAAAAAAGATACGGTAAAGCAGTGGCACGTAGAAAAGCACTTGGTAAGAAGAGTAGAATTAAGCCTAGACATACAAGAGTATCACTAAAGAAAGGTGCTCCACAAAGAGGATTAAAGAAAAGAAGTAAACCAACAAGAAAGAAAATTAAATAGAGTAAATACTACTATGAGAGCACATGAATTTAAAAAACCTATAGACGAAGCAAAGATTGTAGAAATTGTTCCAGCAATTGGAAATGCAGTCGGCAGAGTAGGTCAAGCTATGGGAGGCGGTGCGGCACAAGGTGCAGGCGCGGCGGCTTCTATGGGACAAGATACAAATAAAGCTCAACAAGTAGGTGCCAAAGTGGAAAAGGGTGCGGCCGCGGCAATACAAAAAGGACAAGATAAAGTAACCCAAGCAATTTTGAAAAAAGGATCACAATTAGCAGTTCCAACGCAAGGCGGAAAAGAAGAAGAATTTGATATTGTAGATGTTAAAGGAGATGACATCACATTACAGAACCCAAATCCTAAAAAAGGTGAACCACAAGCGTTCATTTTTAAAAAGGATGAATTAGATGCTATAGTACAAGCTAAAGCAGATAGTGTAGCAGGCGGCAACCCACAGGCGGGTGGCGCGGCAGGCAAGGTAGCGTAATATGAAAATAAATGACCTTATAGGTGAATTTACAATCGCAATGAGTAATGAAGAAGCTAGAGTTCTTAAGAAACTAGACAATCCATTACCTTTACATTCTTTCCCCGAAAGAGAACAATTCGTTATTGAAGGACTTATCCGTAAAGCATTGGTAAGTAAAATACGCAATAACGAAATGACGTTGGTAGTTGCTAATGAAGACTTCTAAACTTAAAGCAGAATTAGATGCAATTATGGAATCAGGACTACAAAATGTCTTTATTCCCTATGCTAAAGGTAATAGCATACGTATTAAGAATACAGTAATTAGACGTACTAAACAAGGTTATTTAATATTTGATGTAAAAGATAGCAAACGTATAGCTGATACGTTTAGTAAACGAGGAGCAATTGCTTATGCTCGTTGTGTATCTAAAAACCGTAGAGATGCATTAGATACAGTATTAGATTTAGATATGAAGTTAGGTAAACACTATATGGATAGCATATTTGCTAAAAGTACTATAGAAAAGACCCGAGATTCGGCTAGAAAAGACTCTGCAATGGTGCGGTTTGATATAGCAAAGGATTATACATGGCATTATGTTAGCCAACTAGACGACTATATCTTTGACGATTGATGATAAATAACTATAACACATAGGATAGGAATAACGATATGAAAATACATGAACTATCAAAACCATTAACAGCAAATGCGTTGAATGAAAGTCTTGGTAAAAATTTCGGGCAAAAGCTACGATTAGAAGCTTTCTCTTTAGCACAGCTTGAAGACGCACGAAACAGGCTAAGAACTCAATTAGCAGATGTTGAAACTAATGAGAGTTTTGAAACTGTTCATAATAGTGATGCTTACCAAAAAGGGAAATTATTCCTAGACACAATCAACAAAGAAATTGACGAACGCGACGAATGGGTTACTGAAGCTGAGAAAGACCCACAGACAGCATTTACTACATGGCTTAAAGATACACACAACAAAGGCGTACGAGAGCTTAAAGGAAACGAATATACTAAGATGTCACAAGAATTCCAGGCACAGAAAAAAGAACCAGTTAAAGAAGGTGCTGAAGAAGGCGCACAATTAGTAATGGCCGCAAAGGACATGGTTGACAGAATTACAGGCTGGATGGAAGATACAGCAGAAATGCAAACAGAATCAATGTTAGAACTAGGCGATGCAATTCGTGATGAATTAGGCAGTGAATCAAGTGAACAATTTATTGGTACTGTAAAACCAGCATTAGAACAATTATACACAGTTTTTGAAACAACACGTGAAGCTCTTACAGGTGGCGTAGCCATTATAACAGGCGAAGGTGGACCAGAAACAATGCCAGGTGGAGAAGGTGACGTCCCAGCAGAAGATCCAGCAATGGAACCTGTCGACGATGGCACTGGCGAACCAGGTGCTGAAGCTCCAGTAGATGATGAATTTGGTGCAAGTGAACCTGCTACAGGCGGCGAAGAAGTTGCAGACAGAGAAAAACGAGAAAGTGTAGAACGATCACGCAGACTAGGCAACATTTTAAGTAGCGAGGCTACTTCAAAAAAAAAGTCTTAGAAGGGGAAACTCTTAAAACAGAATTAATTTCAATTTTTCGTAATATGATAGGCGGCGCTGATAATAAAAAACAGCCTGCCTATCTTTCTTTTCAAGCCCTTAATAAAATAATGCGAAATATTGATAAACCTCAATTCGATTACGATGGATTCAAAGTAGTTTATGATGCCAATCCAGATTTCCAAGCATACGTTAAAAACTTTGATGATAAAGGTGTAACACTAGCAACAAAAGTTGAAGCACCTTCAGACGCACAAATTCCACAAGCCGATTCAAATGCTGACACAGTAGACCAAATGGCAAAACGTGCCACTGCTAATGCTCAGTAATTACTTGACAAAATCCTAAAATAGTTATATACTATATGCATGAATGAATACAAGTTTCTTCCCACTTTAATGTGGAAATACAATTATGAACCTGGATTCGATACTACAGAGTTTTCAAAATCACTAGATCGAATTGGTGTTAAAGGAAATTATGAAGCCGACGGTGGATTAACTACAGCAGGCATGGGTGAGAATATCCATGAATGGCCTAGTCTAGTTCCTTTTTTAAATTGGCTTCGACCTAAAATTGAAGTTGCATTAAATGAATGGCAAGTAAATTGGAAGCAATACTTTATTACTAAAAGTTGGGTTAATAGTCATCCAAAAGGTGGATACACTAGAACCCATGATCATGGATCAACTCATGTAGTAGTATCAATTTACATTAAGCAACCTGAAAATGGTGGCTATGTTGAATTTGAAAACTTTATGCGTCGTGAATGGATATCATATATGCGAAGAGACGAGCCAGGCAATATGCATGACTATTATAGTGAAGTACCTATAAAAACTAATGACGTGCTTATATTCCCTGGTTGGATGTCGCACAGAGCTCAACCAAGTAAATCAGACAATGAAAGGTTAGTGTTCACACTAAATTATTTTGCACAATGAATGAAGTAAAAATAATACCAAACATAGTATTCAAGTATAGTTATGAACCTGGATTTAATGTTGACAAATTTAAAGAACATATTGAACTTCATGGAAACAAAAGCGAGTATAGTCTTTCAGAAGCTGATGGTGGTATTACTACAGCAGGAAACAACGACAATCCGCACTTTTGGCCTTCAATGTCTCCATTCCTAACTTGGTTACGACCTAAAATAGAAATTGCACTTAACGAATGGGATGTTGCATACGACTCATGGTTTATATCTAAAAGTTGGGCTAACCTTCATCCTAAAGGTGGTCATACAAAGCCACACGAACACGGTCCTGGATCAGTTGTAATATCTTGTTATGTTAAACAACCAACCAACGGTGGGAATCTTTTATTTGAATCGTTGTTACGTGAACGTTGGATAGCTTACTCAAGAGAAGATAAAACTAGCAATATTCATGACTACTGGCGAGAAGTAGCAGTAAATACAAACGATGTACTTTTATTTCCAGGATGGGTTACACATAAAACACAAGCTAATGAAACAGATGAAGATCGCATTGTGTTTACAATTAATATAGGTGCTGTGATACAAGGCCAAATGTTACAGCAAGACGATCTTCATATACAAGAGAGGTCGGATGACACAAGTATTCCGAGGAGAAAATAATGGACTTAGATAAAACAGTAGACGATATAGATAATACCGTTGATGCTGAAAAAACTGCGGCTGAAATTGAAATTGCAATAGCAACTATTATAGAAGAAAAACTACAACCAAGTGTTGCTATGCATGGCGGATCAATAAGTTTAAAAGAATGGGATCATGCTAATGGTATAGCAACTATTTTTATGTCTGGTGCTTGTTCAGGATGTGCTATGTCAACGCAAACTTTAAAGATGGGCGTTGAACGTACACTTATGCATTACATTCCAGAAGTTAAAGTAGTACACGGTGAAGAAGATATAAACTCAATGGTGGACCCTTATATGTCTGCTGACGCATGGGCAGGCTCTGATGTAAGTAGTCCGTTTAACATATCTGTTAAACCACCGGACCATGAACCGCCAACATCAAAAGACAATCCTAATTCGAGATTTAATAAGAAGGATTAATTATGGTAATGCTTTGGCCAGACGGCGACGACTTTCGTCTACAATCTGCAATGAACTTATGGGTAGCAGAAACAAACTACCCTGGGTATAAAGACCTTGAAGAACTTTTTATAGATAAAGGTCCTGACCAAAGCTCTGTAAAAACAATCTATAATGGTTGGCAATTCGATACAACTGAAAAGATACAAAAATATAAGTTAGATGAATGGCTACAGAATGTTCTCCGTAAACAAAAAATTCCAGTTAAAGATATAAAAGTAAATCAATCTTGGTGCATAATGTATGAAGATGGAGGCTATCAACATCTACATTGTCATGGTCCAACATTAATTAGTATGGTAATACATTTAGATACACAACCACCATTATGGGTAGGAAACACAAAACAGACTGGCGACGTTCTTGTGGGAAGTGATGGCAACGATAAAATAGTTAACTATTATGGTATGTTGTATTCAATAATGCCTGGTGGACATAACGAAATGATTGTTAATAACTGGGCACCGACTCCAGGACAATGTGTTATATTTGATGGTAGAGTATTTCATGGAGTATATCCATCTAAGGCAGGTAGAAGAACTGTAATCGTTGACTTTGATTTTAGTTATTTAGATCCAGATGAAGGTTGGGAAGATAACTGGAGTGAAAAACGTGTCGATTAAAAATCATGTAGAGTGGGCCGAGTTTCTTAATAAAAGTAAGGCTGAAGACTTTACTGGTGATAACTATTATGGTACAAATACTAATCAATTTATTATTGAAACTGAATACCCTAATTGGGAAGAATGCTTAAATGTATTCACTGAACCAAACTATAGTGAAAAAACTGAATATCCTGATCGTACACAATTTAGTATTAATCCAGAATTAGTATCTGAAAAAATAACAAGCTGGGTTCTTAATAAAATAAAAGAACATATAAAACATTTTGATAACATATATCCATTTGAGTCATGGGCAATTAACTATAAAGACGCAGGATATCAAGCAGTACACAATCATACAAAACAACCTAGTCTAATTAGTATGATAATGTTTTTTGATACAATAACAGATGAACAAAGAATACAACCAACAGATGGGTGTACCTATACGTTAATGCCTCATACTGATGGTAACCAAATGTGTTCACATTTTAATCCTTATCCAGGAAAAGTTATTATTTTTGATGGAAAAGTATATCATGGAACATATCCTTGTAAAGCACCAAGAAGGTGCTTTGTGGTTAACTTCAAGTTTGAATATATTACAATGGAGCCGAAAATTGATTACAAAACGCTATAATTACGAAACACTTAAAAAAGAGTCAGTAGAAGGTAGACGTTTATACTCTTGTCCTGATGGTAATGCTGTAGCTAGTGTTACAACCATCTTAGATAGAACAAAAGATAAAACCCAACTTAATGAATGGCGTAAAAGAGTTGGCGAGCAAAAGGCACAAGAAATTACAACAGAAGCCGCATCAGTTGGTACACGTATGCACAAGTTTTTAGAAGATTATATAGATACTGGCGATTGGCCTGCCGCAGGATCAAATCCATTTAGCCAACAAGCAAATGATATGGCAAAAGTAATTAAAGAAGAAGCGTTAACCTTTGTTAGTGAAATATGGGGTAGTGAAGTATCATTATACCATCCTAAGATATATGCAGGCACTACAGACCTCGTAGGCGCCTTTAAAGGGTCGAATTGTATCATGGACTTTAAACAAACAAATAAGCCTAAGAAAGAAGAATGGGTTGATGACTATAAAATGCAGTTAGTAGCATACGCACTGGCTCATAATGAAATATATGGTACTAAAATACAAGAAGGACATATTTTTATGTGTGCTAGAAACCTAACATATCAACAATTCTCCGTTTATCCTGATACATTTAAAGAATGGGAGTCTAAATGGTGGGATAGGGTGTACCAGTACTATGACCGTTTCGCATAAATATATAAAACAAGGAGTTGAAACGTGGCAATAGTACAGATTAGCCGTATACAAATTAGACGAGGGCAGAAACTTACTGGCTCTGGCGTACCACAATTAGCAGGCGGAGAACTAGGTTGGGCAGTAGATACTCGCGAACTTTACATAGGTAATGGTTCTGTATCTGAAGGATCTCCAGCAGTTGGCAATTCTAAAATCTTAACAGAGCACGATAATCTATTTGCATTTGGTGATCAATATCAGTATCTAAAAGGCGATGCAACAATGCTGACAGGTACTACAGCTACAACACCTGTTACAAGAACATTACAAGATAGATTAGACGAAAGAGTTAATGTTAAAAGTTTCGGTGTTAAGGGTGATGCAACTGATGTAACTGTAAAACTCCAACAAGCAATTGATCAATTATGGATTAACAACTCAACTAAAGGAGATGTATTAAGTAGAGTAGTACTTTCAATAGATGCTGGTGAATATACAATTTCATCTAGTATTAAAATTCCACCACACGCAACTATTATAGGTGCTGGATCAGATAAAGTTATTATAACACAAACAGGTAATGCTCCAATTTTTGAAACTGTTAATAGTGCAAGTACTCCAGGGTCTCCGGCTCAAGATGCTACAAGCACAACATTAAATCAAGCAAGACATATTCATCTTAAAGGGATGACTTTAAAACATACTTCTACTAACGTAGGACTAAAATTACAAAGTTGTCGTGAAAGTATATTTGAAGATTTAATTATTGAAGGTGGATGGACAAGTGGTGCAACTCTTCTTGTTGATCAAATCGGAATTAGAATGGCTTGTTTAAGTACGGCTGTTAATACAATTAGAAATACTTTTAGAAATGTACAGATTAAAGGATTTACAAGAGGAATTGAATCTAAGTATGATATAGAGAATAATCTATGGGACAAATGTATATTTGAAACATTAGGCTATGGTATTGTGTTTGGCGACGGTACAGTTATAAACAACGCAGGAATGTTAACTGGTCCAATACACAATGTTATTCAAAATAGTAAATTCCAAGACATTGACAGAAATGCTATTTGGATTGACACAGGTAATTATAATACTAGCGATAATAATGTTTATGTTGACGTAGGAAACAATGGTGGTACAGAAGCCAATGCCGCTCATCCAGTAATTAACTTTACGTATGGAACAGCATTAAGTAATGTATCAGCAGGAGACTTTTTTAGTAGAACACGTTGGTTATCATTTGATCAATCATTAATAACAGGCTTTGCATATATTCCAGAAGTTCAAGGACCTGCTATCTATGATATGGAATTTTCTTATAGATTTAACGTTGTTCAATATACATCATTCGTTAGAGTCTTAAGAGCACCAGGTGAATCCGATCGAGCAGTATATATTGATTACGTTTATAGATCAGGCTCTATTGATGCTGTTAGAACAGGAACATTAGAAATTTTAATTAATAGATCATTATCTACAGCTACACTAACTGATAGCCATTCTTATGTAGGTGCGGCATTATATGAACCAAATATATCATTTCAAGCAACTGCAACTGATGAAAATGGCGACACAGAGGTTGACACAGTGGTGGTTGAGATGTTAAATTTAACAAGTGCTGATACAGGTACAATATTATTTAAAGTGAAGTATAAATCATAGTGCTCTATGAGGACTATGTCACCAAATTAAGCCAATGGCAATCATTACGCCAACAGCTTGAAACTAGTATTAACCCATACCAGGAAGTAATTAATTACTACAACACCCAAAAGAGGTGTAAATTAAGTACCGATCCTTGGAACCAAGCTAAATGGCCTGACCCTTGGCAGTTAATAGACTTTAATTTGTATTGTGACTTCACTTTAACACTCGGTAGTTGTTACACGCTACAGTTAACCGATAAGTTTAAGGATTATGATTTTGAGATACATATTAGCATAGACAAGGTAAATGAAGAATTATTATATCCTTTGTACGTCGAAGACGAGATTTTGTGTTACAATTATGACGGGGTTGTTCAAAAGAACGAGTTACCCACAACAATAGTATCACAACGAATTTACAAGATGCCTCGGTTACAATAAATACAATATCATTTACGATTAAAACAGTAACAGGAGTACATTTCAAAATGTCAAACGGCGTAGGGATACAAATACGAAAAAGAGACGGCAGACTAGTTCCATTAAATATTAATAAAATTCATTTTGTTGTAGAAGAAGCAGTCGAAGGTCTCGCGAATGTAAGTGCTTCCCAAATTGAAATGAATGCGAACATCCAATTTTACGATGGAATGAGTACAGCAGAGATACAAGAAATTTTAATTAAGTCTGCAAACGATTTAATTTCTTTAGATATCCCTAATTACCAATACGCCGCGGCAAGATTATTACTGTATCCAATTTATAAAGAAGCATTTGGTCATTTCAAACCAATTACGTTACAAGAAATGATTGATACAAATATTAAACGTGGAGTTTACGATCCAACTATATTAGAAAAATATTCTGTTGACGAGATAAAGATCCTAGACAAGTATATTAAACATCAACGAGATGAAAATTTTACCTACGCAGGACTAAGACAAATTGTTGACAAGTATCTTTGTCAAGATAGAAGTAGCGGAGAAATTTTTGAGTCTCCGCAATTTATGTATATGATGATTGCGGCAACATTATTTGCCGAGTATCCAGAAAAAAATCGTTTAGCTTATGTAAGGAGATACTATGATGCGACCTCACTTTTTAAAATCAATATCCCAACGCCAGTCATGGCCGGCGTCCGTACACCTGTTCGGCAATTTGCTTCGTGTGTCCTTGTTGATAGTGACGATACCCTTGATAGCATTTTCGCTAGTGATATGTCGATTGGTAGATATACTGCACAAAGAGCCGGCATAGGAATTAACGCAGGCAGAATAAGAGCAATCAATTCTAAAATTAGAGGTGGCGAAGTTGCACACACAGGCATAATTCCGTTCCTCAAAAAGTTCGAGTCAACTGTAAGATGTTGTACCCAGAACGGAGTACGTGGAGGAAGTGCTACAACGCATTTCCCTATCTGGCATTTAGAAATTGAAGATATTTTAGTTCTAAAAAATAATAAAGGAACTGAAGATAATCGTGTACGCAAATTAGATTATTCAATTCAAATTAATAAACTAATGTATGAACGGTTATTGAAGGGGGAAGATATAACTCTTTTCTCACCTCATGAAGTGCCAGACTTATATGAAGCATTTTTTACTAACCAAGATTTATTCCAAGAATTGTATGAAAAGTATGAAAGAAAAACATCACTAAGAAAACATAAAATTCCTGCAATGAATCTTTTTACATCATTAATAAAAGAACGTGCAGAAACAGGTCGCATTTATATTATGAATGTTGATCATTGTAACACTCACAGTTCTTTTAAAGATACTGTTTATATGAGTAACTTATGTCAAGAAATTACATTACCAACTATTCCATTACAACACATTGACGACCCTAATGGTGAAATAGCATTATGCATACTATCTGCAATTAATGTAGGAAAAATTAATCAACTAGAAGAACTAGAAAACTTATGCGAGTTAGCTGTTAGATCATTAGACGAAATTATAGATTATCAACGATATCCTGTAAAAGCGGCTGAAATAAGCACGAAAGCACGTAGATCTTTAGGTGTAGGCTACATTGGCCTAGCACACTACCTAGCAAAGAATCAAGTAAAATATAGCGATAAAAAAGCATTAACAAAAGTACACGAATTAACTGAAGCATTTCAATACTATCTTTTATCAGCGTCTAATCATCTTGCAGTCGAAAAAGGCAAGTGTAGCTACTTTGACCGTACTAAATACGCAGAAGGACTCCTGCCAATAGATCATTATAAAAAGGATCTTGACGAAGTTTGCAATATTACATTAAAATATGATTGGGATAATTTACGTAGAGACATTAAGAAGCACGGCTTACGGCATTCCACTCTGTCCGCACAAATGCCATCAGAAAGCAGTTCCATTGTGTCGAATGCAACAAACGGAATTGAACCACCTAGAGGATACCTGTCCATTAAGAAAAGCAAAAAAGGGCCTCTTAAGCAGATTGTTCCACAGTATCAGGCATTAAGAAATCACTATACTTTGTTATGGGATATGCCAAGTAACGAAGGTTACATCAATATTGTTGCTGTAATACAAAAGTTCTTTGACCAAGCTATTAGTGGTAATTGGAGTTATAACCCAACGCACTTTGAAAACAACGAAGTGCCAATGAGCGTAATGATACAAGATATGTTAATGACTTATAAACTAGGATGGAAAACATCTTACTATCAAAACACGTACGACCTTAAAGTTGACGTAACAGATACTCCGGAAGAAGTAGAAGTAACATCAGAAAGCACTCCTAACTCATACGAGCCTGAATCAGAAACTACAACCCCCAAGAAGACAGAAGAAGAATGTGAAAGTTGCGTTCTATAAAACGCAGGATTATGGATTACAATGGTAAAAACCGTTTTTAATAGAGATAAAGTAGATTTTACAAAACAATATATGTTTTTTGGTAAGGACCAAAACACACAACGATATGATGTATTTAGATTTCCAGAGTTTGATAAACTTAATCAAACAATGCTTGGCTACTTTTGGCGACCTGAAGAAGTGTCGTTACAAAAAGACAGAGGCGATTACGCAAATTTTCGCCCAGAACAAAAACATATTTTCACATCTAATTTAAAATACCAAACATTACTAGATAGTGTACAAGGTAGAGGACCAGCGTTAGCTTTCTTACCTTATGTATCATTACCTGAACTTGAAGGTTGTATTGTTACTTGGGACTTTTTTGAAACGATCCATTCACGTTCTTATACACACATTATGAAAAATGTATATGCAAACCCATCAGAAGTATTGGATACAATTTTAGATGATAAAGAAATTTTAAAAAGAGCAGTTACAGTTACTAAACATTACGATAACTTTACACAAGCGGCTGACAAATATTTCCATCTTAAAAAAGGTAAGATGCGTGATGTTAAAAAGAAATTGTTTCTTGCAATGATGAATGTTAATATTTTAGAAGGACTTCGTTTTTATGTATCATTTGCTTGTACATTTGCATTTGGTGAATTAAAAATGATGGAAGGCTCTGCTAAAATTATTTCATTAATTGCTAGAGACGAAGCTACACATTTAAATCTTACAAGTCATATTCTTAAACATTGGATGAAGGGCGAAGACGATCCTGAAATGAAATCAATTATTAAAGAATGTGAAAAGGATGTTTATGATATGTGGCGAGTATGTGTTGAAGAAGAAAAAGCATGGACCAATTATCTATTTAAAGATGGATCTATTATTGGACTAAATGAAAACTTACTACACTCTTACGTTGAGTATATTGCTAACCGTAGACTTAAAGCATTAGGCTATGATGCAATATATGATCGTCCGTTGAATACAAATCCTTTACCATGGACACAACATTGGCTGTCAAGTGGATCAATGCAAGTTGCTCCACAAGAAACAGAAGTAGAAAGCTATATTATCGGTGGTATCAAACACGACATCGAAGAAGATACATTGAAAGATTTTAAACTATGACACAGTCAGTAATTTATAGTAAGCCACATTGTCCTTATTGTGTTCAAGCAAAAGACTTATTAGATAAAACACAAATTGAATACAAAGAAATAATAATTGGAAAAGATATAACAGTAGAAAAACTATTTGAAGAGTTTGAACTAAATGGTATGGCGCAACCAAAATCTGCACCACAAATAATCTTACATGGTAAGTATATAGGAGGCTTTAAAGATCTCCAACAATACTTTGAAAACTGTGAACTAGGACGACACGATACATAATGTTAATTGAAAACCCTTACAAAATAAACGACATTGTTACAATCAAACTAAAATCTGGCGAAGAGCTAGTAGGTATGGTTGAAGCAGATGATGATAAAAATATTAAAGTTAGCACTCCATTAACTTTGGTTGCTAGTGACAAAGGCATAGGACTACAGCAATTCTTGTTTACTGCTGATGTTAAAACTGCTTATGTTATTAAACATGAAGCTATCACATTAATTGTTAAAACTAGAGAAGAATTTGCTGAGGCTTATACCAAGCAAACATCAGCAATACAATTACCCAAAAAACCATCACTTATAGTTTAAATAAATACTAGTATGACAATACCAGTACATCGACATACCGATTCTCGTGTCTGTGGAGCAACAACTACGGTAGTTGGCAACGTTGACGTTTTTGCTAACAACTTACTAGTATCAGTTGATGCAGATCCTAACACACACGGCGACGGAGCCTTAATAGCTCATTCAAATCAAGTATTTGCTGATAATATTCTTTCAGTAAATCATACAGCCGATACTGCGAATGCAGATTCAATATGTCCTATACCCCCACATTGTAACCCAGATACAGCCCAAGGATCACCTAACGTATTTACAGGAGACCCATCAGGAGCACCAACTGTTGTTCTTGCTCCACCCGTAATAGTTAAAATAATTGAACAGGTACGAGAGCATATTAAAGAACCTGATCCAGAGCCAGGCTATGTTCCTACTGAAGATGAAAACCAACAAATGGAAATAACTTTAGATGATACACCAGATGTTGAAGATGGTGGTGAAGTAATTGCTAAAGAAGAAGATCAAGTACATGAAGAAATATGTCACCCATTTGATGGAGTACTAGACCAACATCTTTTAGAATCAAGTAAGGACCTATGGGACGAATTAGGCATGAAACTAGAATACCATAGTGCTATTGGTGGAAAACACGTTTTTAAAAAACCCGACGGTAGTCCAGACGTTGGTAAAGAGTTTCAAAATGAAAAAATTTTAAAAGTATGGGATGAAATAGGATATAGAAACTCTGAAGTTTGGCACACTGATCAAACTGCATGGTGTATGGGTTACGTTAACTATGTTCTAAAGCTGGCAGGTTACCAATGGTTTCAAACTGCTACAGCTATTCATGCCGATACTAAAAGAGATAAGTTTGGATTTGTAGAAATACCTTATGCAGAATGGGAAGATGCAAAATGTGGTGACGTGTGTCTTTGGAAGTTTGCTAGAAAAAGAGGTGGCTTTGCTCACCACGTAAACTTTCTTTATACAAATAAAAGCCAACGTATGTCATTTGTTGGTGGGAACCAAAGTGATGAAGCAAGAAATAATAACAATCCATCCGGTGGAGCAGTAACACATTCCTGGAGAGGAACTGCCCCAAGTATCTATAATCTTCAAGGCACAAAAGATGGACTTGGTGCTTATAATTACAAAACTCGTGGACACGATACTAACTTAATTAAGATTTTTAGGCCAAAAAAGATATAATGGCGAGTAAATAGCCATATTAGACGCTTAAAAGCCACTTTTTGCATAAACAAATACTATCAACAGTAAGTATTAATAAGAATAGGAGAATTAACAATGTCAATTCATGAAGAGATTGTTTCAGCGTATGAGGCTTACCTAAAAGAATCAGAATCGTTTGAAACTAAAAATGTCAAAGCCTCGGCGGCTAGAGCTCGTAAAGCATTAGGAAATTTGGGCAAGTTATCTAAAGGTCGTAGAAAAGAAATTCAAGATCGGAAAAATTCTTTATAAACTACTAACGGCAAATATAGCACGAGTGTCTTACTTGTGCTATATTTGTGCTTATGTATCTATATTAAATAATCACATATCAGATAAATATTCTATAGTAAAGTTTCTTTACTAAATAGGATGACAAAACACATATGAGTAAACTCACAGGAACATTAAAATGGTTTGACGCTAAAAAGGGCTATGGATTCATAACCCCGGACAACGGCGACAAAGACGTTTTCGTTCATATATCTGCGTTTGAACAAGCACATATCACAAACATCCGCGACAAGATGCTATTAGAATTTGATCTAGTAGATAACCGCGGACGTGAAATTGCTGGCAATATTACCCAACCTGATAATTTCAACAAATAATTAATCGCAGTTAATATTTCGGAATGGAATAGGCTTGCCTTCTGAGTTGACTATCAGTTCATCGTTAGCCGTACCACAGAGTGTTTGCTTACCATTAGTAGTTACGTACATAGTGGGTTTAATCTCATGCCCATTATAGTATCGTTTATGATTTTCGGATTTGAGTCCTCGTGAAGTTTTGTGCCCTGCCATTTGCCCTCATTTATATTACTTGAAAATTGAAGTAAATTTACTTGCAACTTCAAGTGTTTTATCAGTAGCCTTTTTAGCTACATTTAGTGTTCCATCAACA